TTCGCTTATCTCCATGTTCTCGACAGCCCCACTTAAATCTTCAAAATCGCTATAAGACGCTTCTTCATTATCTTTCTTGTTAACACCTAAAGTCTCTCCAACTTTATCGGCAAATTGATCTATAGCCTTCAAGGCTTTGACCGCCTCGTCATAGTTACCAGAATTCAAACTCTTGAATACATTTAACGACCAATCTAATTGATCGGCGTTTGTGTTAGATTCTACAATATAATCTTGTAAAGCTCCAGCATCTTTCAGTGTTGTATTCTCTGTCTCTAATTCTTTTGATCTATTTATCCAATGCTCAAATCTTTCCTGAGCTTTTGGTTTAAGATTTCCATATACTTCTGAATCTTCATCACTTAGATCGAGTTTCTCTTTATCTCCCTCGCTTGCTGAAACTGTTTCTGCTGGTTCTTCTGGGTCAGCAACTCTACTCCCCTCGTCTTCTTGTGCTGCCTCAGCTTCTTGGTAGGTGGGAGTGTCAGTGTCGGCCTTTTGTTCTTCAACTGGTTCGGGCTCGGGTTCTGATTCTGCTTTGACATCTAATGTCTCCTCTTCTAATGTAGATTCGTCCATAGATTCAAGTTCTTTTTCAAGAACATTAAGTGTATCATCATGTAATTCCGATGGTGACATTTCAGCTGTTGGCTCTGCCATTTAAATTCTCCCTATCTATACTCGTTACGCGTTCGTTGATTAACCCTGTTCTGCGGCGCGTTCGTTGCCTCGTTCATTCCTTGAGGTGGTGGTACTGCATTGGTTGCTGGTGCTTGTCCTTTACCCATCATTTGCTGCATCATCATTTGATCATTAACCGCCTTCTGCATCTCCTCTGGTAGAGGCGGCAAGAATCTACTTAAGTCAATACGCTCGTCGAAGCGCTTAAATGTTTCTTCTAACAACTGTACATATGGATTGAATTGGTCAGGAATACCCGCGGCTCTAAGGTTTTGTATCATCTCAATGTTTTGCATTATGATAGGCATCAGTTCTATCCACCGCATCCTCTCCTCGTTAGTATCTGGTAAACCAGTACTACCAGCAGCGATGTCTACATATACAGCATCATACAATTGTTGTTTATTCAATATAGGCCAAAACGCATTAGGACCAGCAACCGCTATGGCTCTATCAGGAGTTACCTCTTGAAGTAAAATCTCTGCTGAGAACCAAGCTAATTCTTTCAACCAGTCTTCAGTAGCATCTATCTTCTCTTGGATTCTAGTTGCTAAACCTTCTTGCTGGATATTAGCTTCCGTTGCTGTCTTCGCCCGCATTACCCCGCCACGCTGAGCATCACCAAGCCCGCTTATCCACTCCATATCCGTTCTCAATGGAGAAGTATCATACATAATTGGATTCATTGGTGGTGCAGTAGCTGGTTGAAACACAGTCTTCACATCTTGTCCAGAAGCGTTAATCAGTGCGATTTCACCGATCTGAGCGTTACTAAAAACTTCAATATCTTCATAGTTAACACGGGAAGCATCAGCAACAAAGAATGGTGCAGATAACTCTCTATGCTTTGACATCTGTGTGCGAACAGTGTTATACTCATCCTGCAGGTTCATAAGAAGCTCTGTCTCAGAAACTGGCCACTCTTGACCGTCGATCCAGTTTAAACCAAGCAAGAAATATGGAAAGAATTTATCGCCCATCCTAGTTGGGTGATACGGCTCTCTCAACCATGTCTTGCCACCGTCTGCCCAAGTATAAACGCTTTGTGTTACTCTGTCCCAGTACTCCCAAACACCAACAGCTAAGTTAACGTCTTCCGTGCTTTGTATCTGCATGCCCTCATCGCGAGTTAAGCGATTGAGAATGCCTGCATCAGTTCGTTTATAGATTGTAAACTCTTTCACTTTCTCTTTTGAGATTTGAAACCTATCACACACATCCTCTGGCGTCATCCAAGTTACATTAGCAATCCACTTAGCTGAGTGATACTCTTGCAGGGTATCTAATGAAGTATCCATTCTAAAATCTTCAGGTCGTACAAAACCAAGGTTCAACCCTTCGCGCTGCATAACCTCTACTTGTGCCTGTAGACCAGCCATTGTGTTTTTTACTTCTTCTATTAACTCATCTCTATCTCCAGAATAAGTTCCACCCTCCATCAGAGCCTTTACGTCAGATTGAATTCTAGCTAAACTATCTTGTGCGTCATTGAACTCTCTACTCACAAGAGGATCTGTATAGTAATCTCTTTGGTAAGTTACTTTAACGATACCGATCTTACTTGTCATGCAAGATCTTAGAACTTGTTTGGCAACCTTTTTAAGATCGGCTCTTTCTAATTCTTCGTTTAAGATTATTTGCAGTGTCTCAGCGAAGGCATTAGAAACTCTATATTCAGAACTACCAGCATCCACATACTTATTGGGTTTGATTTTGATCTCTGGATTCTTAGCATAGATATATGGCAATAAACCCTGTAGGGTCGCATGAATGATATTACCCTTTATTGCCCTTCCGCCTTCGAATGCAGCTTGAGTCGCATCCATCAACTGTGATCGTGCATTGAGTTTACCTAACGCATAAACACGGGCGTGCTCTATCTCTTTATAATACTTCTTCCATTTCTTATACGACAACTCTACGTTCTTCTGGCAATTCTTCAACATCCCATCGGAGTCAGCAGACACCTGAGATTGAAGCCCCATATCGTCAACTAAAATATCTAGATCGGCCATGATTCATTCCTGTTATATAAAGTATCTAATTGATCCAACCATTCTAAAGTAAATCTTTCTGGAGCTTTTTTCTTTGCTGCGGGCTTTACAGTTCTTGCCCTTCGTAGCATTAAACCATACCTAGTAGCATCAAATAAATGATCCTCTGCGCTAGTATCTATATCCTCGACCCTCTTTGGGTCAGCAGGTAATGAAGGCACCGTTCGCAACCAATGTTTACATGTGTTAAAAACCTTTAGGTTTTCGTTAGCCAAACGATCAACAATTTCCTGTAAACCCTGGATCCTAGATCCCGGACCTTTCGCGCTAGACTCCCAAACAACACCATAATCAGCAAATACGTCTGCAACACTTTTATGGCGACCATCACGCATGAAGATCGCAGAATCGGCCACATTACTTTTAAACTTGATCTTAGCTTCTTTTTCATTTTTTTCTGCATCTAATATATCCCTTGCTATTTCTTCTATTGGTGATTCACTTCCTTTGTTAGGTTTAGAGCTCCAATAGCGCTCTCTATAGATATAGATTATACCATCATAGTCCTGAGTAAACCAGACGCATCCAGCTGGAGATTTGTATCCATGGTCATAAGATTTCCACCTCTTCCATTCCAGAGGAATCTCAAAAGGTTCTACGATATGTATCTTTGGATCCCATACGCCCTCGAAGAAAGCGCCTGGCGCTATGTTCCAATCGCCATCTAACCATGCCTTTACGAGCCATTCTGGTCCACTCTTTTTGATCCGGTCAACGTAACCCGGGTCGTTCTCCATCAGAGGGGTGTTATCTTGTATCTTCGAGGGGATAAAAATCGATTCCCCGCCCTCGTTATCGATGTATCTTTCTTTTACCCAGTTATGCCCGGGCCCGCCTGGGTTAGCAGAAGCTCTGAATAGAACTGGCACGCCGGCAGCAGAACGCATGGTTGCACCGAGCATATCGATAGGTTCTGGCGATGGCCAGTTACCAAGTTCGTCAAAGCCTAGGAAAGTTACAGAAAAACCCTGCAGCTTCATAGCATCAGCGTCTTCATCAAGATGTTTAAGCTGTAGCACAGCCCCGCTGGGCGAGACCCATTTTCTCTCACCAACCTTCCATTCCCAGCCTTCCTGTACGAAGACGTACTGGCCTAACTTGATAAGCTCGCCCGTTTCTGGAAACGACCTGCGGAACAGAAGGCCTTGCGCCTCTCTTCCGTATTTCTCTGCATGCTTGCGAAACGCTAAAAGCATTCCAACGCTTTTAGAACCTCCCCGCGCTCCGCCAAACAGTATATGAGGATGCTCACTATCAACAAACTTCTTCTGTGGACCTTCGAGTGCTGTCCAGCGTGTCTTCCGCGCTTCCATGCGTCGTTGCATCTCTGATAGTAATAGCGCACGGATTTCTTCCTTAGGTAACCCGTTAGCTAGAGCAATTGAAAGACTCAAGCAGCACCGCCCGCCGTTTCGAAGAAAGTCACAACGTCTTCAGGGCAAGGTACTAGGTAGGTTATATAATCCGTTGTGAAACCATTGTCTCCATAGAATCCAGTTGGATCCCAAATCTCAGTCGTTCTTGTCCAAACGTTAAAAACACCTTGATCTTTGTTATATTCTATTTTAGTTGTCGCACCAATTAAAATTAAAGTGAACAAAGCGGTTGCACCAGCAGTATGCCCCGCAGCGGTTGTGCCCTTCACACCACGGTCAGCAGTGGAAGAAACTACAAACTCATCAAAACCACTAGCACTGGTCGCTGCCTTATTGATAGAGGAATAATAGAAAACCTCTGAACCAATTTGCACGTACCCAGAAGCGGGAAAAAACTTTAATGGAGTAGTACCTACAGCAGTTGTCACGGGTATAACGAGTGTCGTAGCTAGGATTGTTACCTGTAGGTAGGGTTCCCCAAGCACTTGAGACGTACCCATATAAGACCCAAAAGACCCCGGGTTTTCAACAAGTCCAACGTCTGCGCTTGTCGGAGCCCAAGCTTGATTATTAATATAATCGATAACATCCTTTGCACCTTTATTATAAGCAGGAACAACCAGCTTGCTGATGTTCTTGATAACGGCCATTTAGGCTGGGTACGTTCTTTTGCTTGGTCCCGTAGGTCTTGGTGTTGCTTTGGCATGTTGCACGCTTTCCTCGCTTGTTTAATTCCAGGATATTCCCGCTTCACAGCAGACTTGACCCGCGCCTTCAGCGCTGGTGATCCATGTTGAGAAACTCTAGACAAAGCATTTCTCGCATGGCTTGCATCGTTAATAGGATAACTTCTATCAGGACCTGCAAAGTCTTTGGATGGGATTGCTTTTCTTTTTGCTGTCGTCAATCTAGCCATTAATAATACCCACGCTCTGGCATCATTGCCCAATACTCTTCTTCTGTTGTTGGCTCCCAAAGTTCACCTCGACTCCACATTCTACCATCGCCACTTCGCATGCCAATTGGCATCTCTACCATTTCACCAGTATACGCATCCATACGCTTCTCTGTTGATGGTGTTCTATACGCAGATTCGAAAGCGTCCCGCTCATATGCAAGCCTATCATACTCGTCCGTCTTTCTACGCATATAATCGATATCATCCATCTTGGTAGGGTCTATACCAGCTAGTCCCTCTTCCCACCCTGAAGCGGAACTAAAATCTATTGGATAACTACCTGGTCTAGGTTCGCCAGTGAGAGGGTCTGCACGGCGTTCATGCGCACGGATTCTCATCTTGTCCTCGTAGCCACGAGCACCTGAGTAGTCATCCTCTAGTCTAAATGGTGGACTCGTGTCGCGGTATACTGGTCCTGCACCACCGCCCATGTATGACGCCTTTATGCTTCCAGGATCGAATCGTCTTATTGCCATATCAAACTCCTTATGTTAATGCAATATAACAATCTAGATCAAACGGTAGTAATTGATTGTAACCCGTAATCTTTAATAGATCTGCTAGCGCTGGTGCACTTACTGTACCTGATGCTACTCCTTCTAAACCGACTTGAGCTGACATCATAAGCGTCTGTCCAGGATTTACAGCAACCCAACAATTAGATGCAGCCGATGCTAAGTTAATACCAGCAACCGCAGTATCATCTTTGTTCGTTATTCTGATATACTTAACGTTAGCTACTATAAACTTACCCGGTGCAATTACTGTACCGAATTCAAATAATGTTCTAAGAGCGCCGACGTCTACAGTCACGATGCGTTGACTAATCTCGTTGATTGACCCAACAGTTAAAACGTTTGAGGCATCCATCCTGGAGCCATTCAGAGATATAGCTTCCGTTACAGTTACAGTTAGCGTCCCAGATGAAATAGTTGAAGTCATTACACGTAATCCGTTTTCAGTAGGTTAAGATAAACATAACCATCGATGCCCGAAACTGGTGTTACCACAATATCAGCATTAGTTGCATCGCCTGGTTGCGTTGC